ATGAACCTGAGCCCTGAGAATCGCTGGCTGCTTGAGGTATGCGGGATATGGAGCGGGTTAGTCCAGATGCCGTCCTGGGAACTGCATGGCCCACGCTGTCTGTGGCAGATACCGATCTCGGTCCAGATAGTAGCAAGACAGTGTCCGGCACCGCACAGCTTACGCCGCGATATCATGGAGGCTATCAAGGCCGTGCTCGAGAAGCACGGGATCGAGGACGAGCAGATAACTGCACAGGGGTTTGGTGCCTACAGCATGACTCGGGCCATCCCCATTTTCGAGAGACCGAAGCGTGAGCCAGGCGCAGGCGTACAATCGGAGGCCCGTGATGGAATATGAAGCCCGGCGCGTACGGATCATAGCTTGCAACCGGAAGTCCGGTATTTACCGTGATGCTGTACTGGATAAGATGCACAAACACGTGCCGGTCGTCGGAGAGGATTCCCGGGGCCGTGTCAAGGTGAGGATCGGCGAGTTTGAGATTTGGCTTGAGCGAAACGAGTTTGTCGGGTAAGATAACCACAGGTGCCGGAGGTACGACCGGATGAACATCCTCCAATCAGATGCAGCAGAAATCCCCTGCGACGCATCGACTATCCCGGATGCACATCACATTCTGCCTCCGGCGCCCTTGTTACGCGGGAAGCCGGTTTGGACAAGCCGGAACCCATGTGGGGCAGGCCGTCTCGGCTCCCCGCGCAGGATAAGGAGACCATTGTGAGAAAGCGATTACATGAGGAGAGCGGGGACTTACTCGGACCGTCCTTTGTTCTCGTCGCAGTAACAGGCATCATATTGCTGGTAGGGCCGACACCGGTATCTGCCATGTGCCTTGTGGCATTTAGTGTGGCGCTCCTTGTGTGGATCGCCTGTCTGTATGTGATCGACCCGCCCGATGGTTACAGCCGCGCAGCATCTATCATAGAGCATGGGTTCGTCGATATGCAGCGGCTACGAATGGCGCCGACTGACAACCCATGGCTGCGCCAGACCGAGTTCCGCGAGAAGACGCAAGCCACGCTGCGCCTCTACGAAGAAGCATGTGAGGGCCTTGGTCTCCTGCCCGCGCCCCCATCGGCAAGGGTCGCCCAGGACGCTCGGACGATTGAGCGATTGCGGGCGCTTATGCTCCGGCAGCGACACGATAAGGCGCTGAGGGATGCGGCACATGGCCGGCTGGGAGTCCAGATCGGGGCCATGACGGATTCCATGGGGCGGTACGGCCCCGACGTGACCGAGCTCTCGCGGAAGATGATCGTCAGCCCCCTGGCGACAGAACAGTTCCGACACCTCGCGGCACTGCCTTCGCTGGAACGAAAGGATACCCGCAATTCAGATACAACAGGATCTACACAAGACCCGCGCTGAGCAATCCATCGAGGCGCGGAATAGGGCGATCAGGAGAGAGCACCGGAAGCAGACAAGGCGGGGTATGCCAATTAAAGAGAGCGTGAGCAGGCTGGCCTTTGAGTATTGCCTTTCCATGCGAGCGATTGAACACATAATCTACGAGTCATAGCGCTCCCGCCACGCTTCCGCCACGCTTCCGCCATTTGAGACGACCACCACGCCGGCCGGAGGCCCCCATCGTCTCTACGCTCCATTAGCCAGATACCGCCCACGGAACTGGCGGACGTTTGGCGTTTACGCTATATCCCCCAATGACTTAATCTCATAGTGCAATGAGGAAGCCCTACACTCACAGCCCGCAGGGCAAGGATAAGGAGGGTAACCATGTCTCGGCTCCCGTTTGTGATTCTGGTTGTTGCTGTACTGGCACTAGTCGCGCCGGCCTTTGCCTTTGACTTTGTCGGTGACGGCGAGGAATACTCGCACCGAATCGATATTACCGGCATGGTCTGTCGGCCCGAGAGCGTCACGGTGACCGCCAATAAGTTCATAATCTACTCAGACACCACTGAGATCGGTGACACCCTCGTTGTCGAAGAGCTCGTTGTGACCGATCACCTGAGCGGCGATTCGCTGTCTGTCACGGCCACCAAGACCTTGATTTACAGTGACAGCGTGGTTGTGGAGGATACCCTGCTTGTCAAGGACGTCAAAGTGACAGGCGGGATCTTCGGGGATAGTCTGAGTATCACTGCCACAGAGGTCTTTGTCTACAGCAATGACGTGGACTTTAGTGGCGACAGCGTGAATGTCACAGACACCCTGGTTGCTAATGTCCTTGATGTGACAGGGGAGATACAGGGCGACAGCCTTGCAGTCGATGTGGGCAGCTACTTCAACTACGCGGATACGATCTGGACGCTCGGTGGGTGTTCTGGAATTGCGATTCTTACGGCGGCTGACGATAGTGTGGGCGTAGCCTGCGCCTGTATGACTGCCGATACTACAACAAGCGCTGTGTACTTCACCGTGTTACCCGCCACGACCGTCGGAACGATTGTCAGGAAGTACCACAGGGCAGGCGAGCTAGTCTTTGCCAGTACCGGGAACGAGACCGCCGACATCCCGATCCAGTACAAGGTCGAACGGATCGGCAAGTAGGCATACCGGAGGTGAGCCGTTGTGTCTACAAAGCGAAAAGGGCGGAAGAAAACAACCCACGGCGTTACAACGACCCGTGCCATTAAGGCGGCACAGAGACAGGCGCGGGCCTTAGAATTGCGTGCCCGCGGATGGAGGCTTGATGAGATAGCAGAAGAGCTCGGTTATCGAGGCGACAGCCGGAAGGCCAGCGCCTTTAATGCTATAAAGGCAGCTCTCAAAAAGGCCCAGCAGGAACCAGCCGAAGACCTCAAGAAGCTCCACCGCGAACGGCACAAGATGCTTTTCCGTTGCCTTATGCCCGACCTCTCACCCGAAGCTGACGGTATCCCCCCGTTTCGGTGCCCACACTGCAATGAGCCTCTTGAGCCAAAGCGGGTCGCCGAATACCTGGCCGGCATGATCGACAAGAAGCACTCCGCAGCCGATCGGATCGTAAGGGTCTTGAAGCGCGAAGCTGAACTCGAGGGGCTCGATGCCCCCACGAAGCAGCACATAACGGGCGGTCTTGACATAGTCAAAACGGAGATGGAGTACGATGCAATCAAGCGGCTTGCAGGTAGCCGAGACGGTCGGGACGCTATCCGCAAAGCAAGGGCTGTACTACGCGGCCAGTAGCGGCCTGCCATCGGTCGTCATGGAGCAGGTGGAACGCGGCTGGGTCCCTGCGCGACATATCGAGGAGATCGAAAACGCCGTGCTTGCGGGGATCTTCGGCACCGGGCCTCGGTTTATCATTGTGGTCGCGCCCCCGAGACACGGAAAGACGACCTACCTGGGTAAGTACCTACCAGCCAAGTATCTCGATTGGTTCCCCGACCGCTGGGTGATTTTCGCCTCCTACGCCGCCGACTACGCCCGAAAGTGGGGTAGGCGCACCCGGGACCTCATACAGTACCATCCCGAGCATTTCCGGATCGAGGTCTCAGACGAGCAATCGGCAGCGACCATGTGGGAAGTGGGACTGCGGGGAAACGGACGGGCCGACCAGCCGGGCGGTATGATAACGGCTGGCGCCGGTGGTCCTGTTGGAGGGCACGGCGCAGACCTCTTTATTATAGACGACCCGGTCAAGAACTGGGCCGAAGCAGATAGTGAGGCCTACCGCGAAAACACCTGGGACTGGTATACGGGAGTGGCGCGAGATCGTCTGGATCCAGGCGGCGTCATGGTTATGGCGATGCACCGCTGGCACGATGATGACGTAGTGGGTCGGCTGCTTAAAGCACAGGCTAATGGTGGCGATGACTTCACCGTGGTACACCTGCCGGCTATCTGCGAGGATGTGGACCTCGTGGATGGTACCGTAGATTGGCTCGGTCGGACTGTAGGCGAGACCCTATGGCCGGAGCGATACCCGCCCGAGGAAATCGCGTCAGTCATGTCGGCGCAGGGGCCGTACAAGGCGTCGGCGAAATTCCAGGGTAGGCCCCAGAGCGGCAAGGGGCACCTGTTCAATCGCTCGGACTTCCGGTACTTCCAGTGCCCGGACCCTGATACGTTTGAGCTCATAGAGGGTGGCGAGATCACGGAACGGGTGAGGCGATCCGAGTGTGTGTGTCTTCAGTTCGTCGATACCGCAGCGACCGAGAAGGACCTGAGCGACTACTTTGTCTGCTCAACGTGGTATGTGACGCCGAAGGGGACGGCGCTACTCTATGACGTATTCCGCGAACAGGCCCAGACTGTAAAGCATGATGCCATCATGCGGAGTCTCTATGACCGGTATCACCCGCAGGTCCAGGGCGTCGAGAACAAGACCTACGGGCTGGCGCTGATTCAGAGGCTCGCCAACGAGCTACCGATACAGTCAATGCCCGCCGATGTCTCTAAGTTCGCGCGAGCAGTTGAGGCCCAGCCACTCTATACGAACCATCGGGTCTACCATCGGATAGATGCCCCGTGGCTTGGTGTTTGGGAGGACGAGATAACCGGATTTCCCAAGGGTACGCACGATGATCAGGTGGACACGCTCTCTATGCTGGCACTCTATATCTACCGCTGGAATGAGCCACTTATCGAGGTCTGGGGGGAGAAGCAGTGAGAAAACACTGGCGCTGGTATCACAGATGGGCGTTCAGGGCCCTGGAGCGCGGGCTCAGTGGCGTACTCGCGGGCTCCGTCTGGGATCTCATAGCCACTGAGGAACAGCGCTCACACGGTGCCCACAACCCCGATCCGGACGGCGCGTTTCTCCTGGCACATCAGAAGCTTGCACTGGTTTATATCTGCGTGGACCGAATAGCGAGCTTTGCCGCACAGATCATGCTCCAGGCATACGAAATACCGCGCGGGGAAACAGAGGACGATGCACACCTCCTGCCCTATGACCACGAGGCAAACCAGCTCATGCGGTATGTGAACCCCATGCAGACCCGATTTGATCTCACCTATGGGATGGTCGGATACTTGCTTCTCCGGGGCGATGTCTATCTCCTGCTGGACGACTATCGCGGCGCTTTTAATTACAGTGGCCCCCCCAAGGAGATGCACCTCTTACGGCCCGATCGTGTTACGCTCGTTCCCGGCGAAGGCAAGGAGGGGCCGATCCTCGGCTATCTCTACAAGTTCCGGGGGACAACGTACAAGTTTGCCGCGAACGAAATCATACACCTAAAGACGTTCAACCCGTATGATGACTGGTACGGCCAGAGCTGCATACAGGCCGGCCAGCAAACCCTCATCAGCGATTATGTGTCCGAGGGGCATAACCTTAATATCGTCAAGGGCGGCGGCATACCTCCAGGGTATATGCAGATCACCGGGTCGAGCACGCCGGAGCAACGGACGGAGCTTCGGAAGGAGTATGAGTCCGCAATGCGGCCCCCGGATGGTCCGGCCCGAATGCCGATTCTCCGAAGTGATGTGGACTTTAAGAAGACCGGGCTTACGCCGAACGACCTACAGATTCTTGAGTCCCGTCGATTCAATCGGGAAATGATACTGGGCCTGTTCGGCATGGTGCCGGTGATGGCAGCTCTTACCGACAAGGTCGCCTACCGGACCGCCGATATACAGACGAAAATCTTTGCCCGCTTCACCGCCGTACAGCCCAGGCTGCAGCTCATACAGGAACAACTCACGCAGTATCTCGCCCCGCAATTCGGTGAGCGCGTGATCTACAGGTACGCAACCGAAAAACACCCGGCGTTTCAAGAGGACCAGGTCGAGCTTATGCGAATGGGGGCAGATGCCGTCAAGCACCGGATATGGACGCCGAACATGGTCAACAAGCGGCTCTTCGGGATAGATGAGCCTGTCCCGGGTGGCGATACATTCATGGTGCCCCAGAACTCTGTCCCGATTGAACAGCTAGCGGGTGAACCAATGACGCCCGAGAAGGCGGCGGGTGCGGTTAAGCAGCGGGCCAAGATCGTCTATACCAAAGAGCAGGCGCAGAGAATGGAGCGGTATATCCGTCGCTTTGAATCGACTGAGCGGAAGGTACTGCCCATATTGATTGAGATGTTCCGGAAGCAAGAAGAACACGCCGTGAAACTCCTCGAGGAAGGCGGCCGCTCACCCGACGAGATATGGACTACCGAGCGCGGCATTGATGATGTGATAGACCCGACCCAACTTCGCCAGACCACCAAGGACGCACTCGACAAGGTGCTCTATGAGGGATGCATATCCGGTATCGCACATGGGAGCGAGCCGCTGCCGATTGCGGTTGACTTCACCATTGACACTCCGGCGGTTGTCTCGTTCCTGGAGACCGAGAGCCTGAGTGCTACAAGCGATATCGTCGGCACTACGAAGACAGCGCTCCAGAAGGCGCTCGCGGAAGGAGCTGACAAGGGCGAGACCATGAAGGAGATCGAGGCCCGCATCAGGTCTAAGTTCAAGGAATTCAAGGCGGGCCGTGTCCGCACCATTGCCCGGACCGAGATAGAGCGTGCCGTACAGGACACACAAAATGAGCTCTGGAAAGCTGCCGAAGTCGTAGAGAAAAAGGAATGGGTATCAGCCCTTATCGAGACGACCCGCGACGACCACGCCAGTGAGCATGGGCACAGTGTCCTTATGGGCGAGATGTTCCCGGTCACGCATCTCGAATATCCAGGCGACAGTCGGGGCAGTGCAGACCAGACCGTGAATTGTAAGTGCGACATGTTCCCTATAATCGCCACAGAGAAAATGTTGGACATCCTTATGGCAGAGATCGAGGACTTCTTGGAGCCGGTGCCCGCCGGGGCCGGAGGCAAAGGATCGAGACTATGCGAAACATCAGAATTGCTCAAGGCATTGTAAAGGGGATCGACCAGGAGAGCCACGAGATCGACTTCGTGGCCTCGACGGATTGGCATGCTCCGGATGATGTAGTGATCGCCCCGGAGGCATGGACTCAGGACATGGACTTGTTCATGGAGAATCCGGTGGTTACCCTGTTCCACAACTACCATGACTTTGCCGCCGGGAATGTAACCAAGTGGTGGATCGATAAGAAAATACAGACCTCGCGCGGCAAGCTGGGCGGGCTTCTTGCGCGGATTAAGTTTGCTGTCAATGCCTGGGACAAAGCGGATACCGCATGGAAGCTCTACAGCCAGCGCGTCATGCGAGCGGTATCGGTGGGCTTCTTTATCCTTGCCCGCGAGGAGAAGACAACGGAGGACGGCAAGACTTATATTCTCGTCACCCGCGCACGGCTCCTTGAGATCGCACTTGTACCGGTGCCGATGGACGCCTTTGCTCAGGCCATACGGAGCCGGGGCTTCGTCCGCGGTCTTGATATGGGCCTCTCCGGCGACGCGGATGCACAGCTCGCGTCGCTCCTTCCTACAGATTACGGCGTGCCCGATGGCTGTTCCATGTTCGAGGGGCTTGCACAGCTCGCGCGCCAGGCCGGTCTCGATCCCGGTGAGCCCTTTACGCGAGACGGGCTGGAGGCCGTATGCGGTCTGGGGCTTGGCAAGGCGGTCGCAACTGGCGGCGAGATAGATAAGACAAAGAAGCCTGAGGACACAACAGAGGCCCCGCGCCTCTATACTGGCGACGAAGTCCGCAAGTGTATGACGTGGCTCCTCAAGCGACTCAATGAGCGTGGCATGCTCAAGCACAAACCAGCACCGAAAGGTGTCGCTATAGATGCAATCCGGACATCGCTGGACGGCCTCGCCGATGCGGTAAGGCTCACGGGCGATGAGGTGTATCGGGAACTTTCCAAGGAGAATGACAATGGCTGACAAGATTGATTATGACGGGATGCTCGACGAGCTCGAGCAGGAGCGCGCGGCAGACGTGCAGGCCGACGGCGCCGACGGACTGCCCACAAAGGAGCAGTTCGAGAAGCTGGCCCGCGCGACCTATGCGCTCCATCAGATTCATAAGTCCACAAAGGGCGAGCTTAAAGAAGCTCGTGAGCAGCTCGAGCGGATGGAGAAGGACATTCACGGGGACCCGAAGAAGCGGAAGCTCGAGATGAAGGACCACATGCTTGCTACGGATGATATGATCCGCGCGGATATCAACGTCGATCGGGATGGCCTCGATGACGAGGACTACACGCCGGTCCAGAGGGTCCTCCATGACACCCGCGCGATTAAGCGCGTAGAGGCGGGCAGAGAGAGCGAAGGCGACTGGAATCGGGTACAGTTCATGGAGGCCTGGGATCGCCTGTTCCATCTGGCAACCTATCTCCGTGCGTGTGACAAGATCGGGTCCGGCTACAGAGCGAGCAAGCTCCGGGAGCTGGCGCCCAAGAGCTTCAAGCGGTTCATGCATTTCGGGACAGCAACGATCCCTGAGTTTGAGCGCGTGATGGCAACCGACGTCGAGCTTGCGAACGTCATTGCCACCGACTTCTCATCAAGGCTCGTTGAAAAGATGCGGCTCGCGCTCAAGGTCTCGGCTCTCTTTGAGCAAATACAACAGCCGACACCGACCTTCAACCTGCCCCTGGAGGGTGGTGACCTGACGGCCTATCTGCAGGCAGAGCTCACAGCAGCCGATGCGGATGAATCCACCTACAAGTGGCCGCTCTCGACGTCGGCTCTGGGCAAGGTTCAGATGGTTGCGAAGAAGAGCGCGGTACGCTCGCTGTACTCAGACGAGGCTGACGAGGACGCGATGATCGCGGTGCTCCCCTACTCCCAGAAAAAGCACGGACTTGCTCATGCGGTAGCTGAGGAGAACGGGGTCATAAACGGGCAGGCGACAGCGGATATCGATACCGGCGACGCCCCGGGCGCGACGGATTTCCGCTCAGCCTGGGATGGTCTCAGGTATCAGGCAACGCAGAACAAGGCGACGACCTATGATATCTCCACCCTCACAATCGGCAAGATTCACGCCCAGCGGCTTCTCATGGGTAAGTACGGGTACGATGTGGCACAGCTCAAATACATCACATCGCTCACCGGTCTTTTTGCTCTTATGAGCCTGCCGCAGACGCTCACAATGGATCTCATAGGCCCGCAGGCCGTAATAGTCAAGGGCATGATGGCCGACCTGGAATCGATCCCTGTCGTGGTCTCTGAGTATATGTCGGCTGCACAGAATGCCTCCGGCATCATAGACGGTGCCGGCGACTCGGTCTACACCGGGCTTCTGCTCGTCAACACGGACTATTACCTGAGAGGCGAGAAGAAGGGCTACACGCTTAAGGTGCTCAAAGAGCATTACGCAGCCCAGGGTGCGGTCGGTGTAATCTCCTATCAGCGCAGATCGTTTGTGGAGCTCACCGGCTCCAACGCGGAAAAGACAGTGTCATACGGTGTCAAGATGTCGTAGGTACGGATGTGGGGCGCGGGGTCCTGCCTGACCCCGCGTCTCACAGCCCGTTATCTACATAAGTCGAGGAGGTAGGCATGGCTAAGACAGGCAAGGAAAAGACAGCAGAGACAACGGTGGCTCACATAATACCTGATGGCGCCACCTACATAACCTTTGTCGGGAGCGATGTCGTGGGGCACTATCACGGCCCGCATGCCCATTGCGCAGAGAAGGGGGTGACCGTACCCGTGCCGACCAGGCAGATAGCGCGCGATCTAATTCAGGGACATCCGGCGGGCGTATTCCGTGAGGCAACCGACGGGGAGATCGCCGGCGCACAGAGCAAAGGTGTGCCGATTGCGAAGGCTCCCGCCGAACCGCCCGAAACCAAGATGATCTCGGCTGCCGAACGGCGAAACTTCCGCGTCAGCCGGCGCAGGGCGGCCATGAAGGAGGGAACGAAGACATGAAGCTTCTAATACTGGCGCTCCTTGTGTGTGCTCTCGTCACTGCGGCCACTGCCGAGTCGATGCTATCGGTACAGGAGGGCATCCAGCCATTTCGCAAGATGTGGTGTGCCGATCGCATAGGCGTGCCGAGCGGAGACAGCGTCTCGATTGCGTTTCCAACAAACTACCTGGAGCACAACTTCCAGAACGCTGATGGGGTGACGGTCTATATTGATGGCGGGCCGGTCGAGATCTTTCTCGTGACGGCGAAGAAGGGCATCTATTGGGAGTATCAGCGCTATCCAGCGAATACCTGGTGGCCGTTTCCGGACCTCGATGCGGACTCGCTCAAGGCCCGATCATTGGGCCCGGCCTGTACGCTCGACGTCTGGGTATGGGAGAGATAGCCGATGTCTGTTGAGCTGGTATCGTATGCCTTCGTGACCGAGGCTGAACTTCGGGCCGTGTGCTCTGCGACCGAAAGCGATCAGGATACCATGAACCGAATGGCAAACGCCGTCACGGACTACATGGAGGCCGAGACGCACCGGCAGATCAAGCAGCGGGAATACGTTGAGACCTTTACCGGCAACGGCCGGAATTGGCACAGCGTGCGCTACCCCCCGATTGAAGAGGACGAGGACCTTACGGATATCACAATCGAGTACGGGGTTACAATTGATACGACCTCGACTGATGAGGTCCGGATCGTCCGTGAGAGCGACAACCGCCATGTTGTCCACCTGCTGACTGCGGTCTTCTCAAAGGGCTACCCCAATAACTGTCAGATGACCTATGGCGGCGGCTGGTCGAGTGTGCCGGGCGATCTCATCGAGTGGTGCCTTCAGGCCGTGAAGCTCTTGTATGCGCAGAAGGGCACCAATCGGGAGCTCGTGCGGGCGATCACATCCGGCGGGGAGACGACCCATTATCATATTCGGAAGGCCTTGGGCCGGACCGACATGGAGCCGGTACTGGCGCATTACGAGCTGATGCGAATGGAGCTGGAATGACGTGGCGCGAGCTATTGGAATCACTGTTCTCGGCGCTCGGGAAGTCAATGATAAGATCCGCGCTGCACAGGCGACCCTTTCGTATCTCGCTATCCTTCGGACTGCCGGCATCATGGTTCAGGGGCAGGCGAAGAAAGAGCACTTCCGGCGGGGCACGAGGCGCCGGCGGCTTAAAGAGGGAGCGAAGGCCAGAAAGCGCGGCAAGTGGGCGGCACCAAAAGCGGATATACTCACAACTCGAAGTGGCGGGCACGGGCTACAGGGGGGCATCACATACACTCTCCGGGAATCGGGGACGCGCTACCGCTGCCATGTCGGCGTAAGCAAGAACAACCCGGCCGCGCGGTATGCGAAAGTACACGAGGGGCGGGATGGACAAGAAGTCACAACGATCAAGGCAAAGCGAGCAAAATATCTCGTATTCCAAACGCATGACGGGAGCTGGCACGCCGTGAAGCAGGTCAAGATCCATTCACGGAGCTATCTGCGCTCCAGCCTGAAGGAGAAGGATCGCGACATTCACAAGCTCTTTGGTACGGGAGTGGGGAAGGCGCTGGCAAAGGCAAGGCTCAAGTGAAGCAACGACCGGAATCGACAGACTATCTGAGCGCGGCAAGCGGTACGAGCTGGGCGGATGCTCAGGCAATCGCTGGAAACCCGAGCCTCATTGCGATCGGCAAAGACGACCTGGGGGATACGGATTTTATCTATGCCGGGAAAGCCTACTGGGTGAGTAGCGGGCCGAACTGGGCGATCCGGCACGCATACCTGGAAATCGACGTCCCATCATGGCCACTCACGGGCGCGCTCGCCGACGTATACCTCAGGCTCTATCTCGCCGACACACCGGACTTGGACTTCACGGTGACGCTGCGGGTGCTCGCTGCGACCTATCTCCCGCTGGACGGTAATGCGTGGAACGCTTCCGGCACAAGCCATAATACTGCAATTGATGTAAGCGAGGACATAGAATCGGACGACAACGGGAACTATATCGATATTGCACTCGACTCAGACCAGATAGCGCTTCTCGCTCCAGGCAACACTGCCTACGTCCTCATCAAGGGTCAGAATGAAACATCTGCGCCTACGGATATCGCATGGCTTAAGGCATATAGTGCAACGTATACGACAGCCGCGCTCCGTCCATACCTCGCGATGGCAACGCTGCCGCAGCGACAGATCATTACGGACGCGCTCTTCGACACGCTCGACACGATCGATTCCTTCGAGGGATACCATTTCGACTACCCGACCGTGAGCCGTCACTGGCTTACTCCCGACGACCTGGGCGAGACACAATGTCCGGCAATCATGCTGAGCGAGGAGGATGACGTCCGCGAGTGGGGGGCATCTAAGACCGATGTCGCCACCCTTGAAATTACTCTCGGCCTGGTCGTATGGAATACAGACGCAGACGAACGCCGGATCGAAACGAACCGTGCGATTGATGATATAGAGCTCTGCATTGACCGGAATCGTAAGCTCGGCATCGCTGTCTCGCCATATCTCCTGCGCGGGGCAATGGTAAGCCGGGTTGAACGCGATGAGGACTGGCAGTTAGATGGATGTAAACAGATGGCCTTTGTAACGGTAGCCATCGACTATCCGCGCAGGCACAGGGGGTAAAGGAAATGCCTATTGATGGAATGGACACATACGTTGCATGGGGCGAGGAAGATGTAGCTTTCGGAACCGCTGCCGGTGAGGACGAAGTCGTGCGAATGGAGAGCGAAAGCCTCTCCTACTCAAAGCCGATACTGTTCTCCCCGAGCCTGGGTGAGACCACAAAGCGGGCGCCGCGCTCGGGTCTCAGGGGCGTTTCGGGCGACACCGTCCACGTCATGGAGTTTGAGGGATTCGGACCGATCTTAAAGCACGCCCTCGGAGCCTGTTCGACGGCGGCGCTCACCAACGGCTACGCTCATACATTCACCCATGCGGCAGCTCTGTTTAACTCAATCACAGTCCATGTCGGTAAGGGCGGCGTCAAGGATATCTATACCGGCTGCCGCGTAACGCAGGTCGAGTTCAAGTACGAAGCCGGGAAGCCGCTCATGGTGACGTTCACCTATGTCGGCGTGGCCGGCTCAACCGGTGCGGCGACGGCATCGCCAGTATTCCCGACCGCTGAAGAGGTTGTCGAAACGATGGGTGCGGTCACAATGGGCGCCCAGGGGGCTGCCGCCGACGTTGCAGTCGATGTGAAGTCAGCCGTAGTCCGGTACAAGGCACCGTTTAACGAGAACATCTATCCGTGTACCGACGTCGTGCGGGCCGCACTTCCACGCTCTGATAAGGTCGAGGTCTCGGGCGAGCTCGTCATGTGGTGGGACGACATGACGGAATACACGCTCTTTACGGCAGCGACGCTCTGCGAGCTCAATCTCACACACACCGGGTCTTTGATCGGCGGGACGGACTACTACAAGTTCCAGATTCAAGTCGGGGCATTTAAGTTCACGCCTACGGGCGACTCGAACGTCGGCGGCGCTGACGTGCTGGAGCGGGCGCTACCCTTCGAGGGATATGTAGACGATGCGACGGATGTCGATCCGTATCAGCCAATAGAACTCTTGCTACAGAACGGCGTGGCAGCCATTGCCTTCTAACGAGGGCGGAAAGGAAAGGGGTGGTCAGGTCATGGCACAGGCAAAGGACGCAGCGGCTATCATCAGGGAGGGTGCGTACAAGGATGTGCCGCTCAATCTGAGTGGTGGCAAGGTGGTCATCCGCATTCAGCGGATACTGCCGGAGGATTTTGTCGAGATCGGCGACATACCCGTACCGGACGGACTTATGGGCGAGGCGAAGCCGACTAAGAAGGTCAGGGCCAAGTTCGCGCGTGAAGCCCAGGCTGCGATTAGAGAGAAAGCCAGACAGGAAGGCGCGATGCTCTGGGTAGGCCGTGCAATCTCAAAGGCCGTTGTCGGTATTGTCACGGGGACGACGTGTACGCCGGTTAAGGCAGTTTGCGGAAACGTGATTCCGGGCGAGGGTGAGTTCCATGTAAAGAACCTGGGGAACGAAGCGTACATCCTCTTCGCAGCGGTGATCGAGCATTCGGAGGTCAATATCGACGTAGGGCCCTTTCTTAAGTTCGCAAAGCCCAGAGCTGCTTGATCTTTTGGGTAGGCGATACGGGTGCCCGCCGACGGCGTTTCTGAAAATGTCGATGCGGGATCTGCTCATCAATATCGCCTGTGCATGGCGGGGAGCGAAAGAAGAAGAGCGGCAGATAGATATGGCAAAGGCAAAAGCCAGGAGCCAGCGTGGCAAGTAACATCGTAGAGGTCATCGTACAGGCCAGGGACCACCTCTCGGGCGGTCTCTCAAAGATGCGCGCCAGTATGCAGCAATTCCGTGGGGCCGCTATGGGTATGTCGATTGCCGTCGCGCCCGTCGTGGCCGCTATCGGCGACGCGATCCGCGTAGGCGCCGATTTTGAGCAGACTATGCGGAACGTCCAGAGCGTGTCCGGTGCGACCGGGGCAGAGTTTGAACGGCTTACGGCCTTTGCCAAGCAGATGGGCGAGACGACAATCTTCACTGCACGGGAGTCCGGCGACGCCCTGTACTACCTCGCAAGTGCGGGATACAGCGCGCAGAAGCAGATGAGCGCATTGCCGGGGATACTCGCACTCGCCGCAGCGACGCAGGCAGACTTGGCCTCCACAAGCGAAATCACGGTCTCTACGATCAATGCGTTCAATCTGCAGGCAGAGGATGCAAGCCGGGTTGCTAACACTTTCGCAGCGGCCATAGGAGCGTCACAGCTCACAATGGAACGTCTCGGCGTCGCCATGCCCTACGTATCCTCTGTCGCCGAAAGCCTCAACATTTCCTTCGAAGAGTCTGTCGCAACGCTGGGGCTGCTTACGAGTTCGGGTATCAAGGCCCAGGGCGCAGGCAGGCTCCTGGCGTCATCCCTCCTCTCTCTTATCGATATCACGCCGGAAGCCCAGGAGGTGCTTGACCGCGTAAGGCTTACGGCTCAGGACGTTAATCCGTCGCTCCATTCCCTGGCCGATATCGTAGACCTGCTCAAACAGAAACAGCTCAGCGCTATTGATATTACCAGGATATTCGGCAAGGAGGGTGCACGGGTCTGGCTCTCGCTTATCCCCAAGGGCGGCGATGCGATCCGAGCTCTGACTGACCGGATCACCGGGACCAATGCCGCTCAGGAAATGGCGGCGATCCAGCTCAATTCGCTCTCCGGCGCGTGGAAGCTCCTGAACTCCATGATCGAAGGGATAAAGATAAGTATATTCGACGCCGTGAAGGCCAGGCTCGGCGCGCTTGTAGTGGAGGTGCAAGAGCTCATCCCGGACATCAAGGAGCTCATAATCATCTTCGCGAAGCAGTTTGTCGACGTGATCGCCACGGTAGTCGAGAAGGGCCTCGCCATAGTCAGGTGGTTTAAGAACCTGAGCGACGGAACCAAAGAGGCCATTGCCAAAGTCGGTGCACTTGTCGGCGGCTTTATGGCGCTGGTGGGGCCTATAGGCGTCCTGGCGTCTTTTGTACTCCCCGCCCTTTTAAGCCCGATCGGGCTTATTGCAATGGGGATCGCGGCGCTGTCGATCGTGATCTATAAGTTCAGGTATGATATCGGGATCGCACTCACCAAAGCGGCTGACGCGGTGCTCTGGTTTGTGGAAACGGTCATAGGCGCGATTGGCTCGTTCCTTAAGTTTTTCGGCGCAGACTGGCTTGACGGCACGATGGAAGCCATTGCGGGGGCCCGTGCGACTATGGCACGCTGGGAGGATGAGCTCAAAGATGCAAAGGAGGCTGCACGAAAGGCCAAAGAAGAACATGATGCACTCGCAGCCAGCATTGCGAATACCCAGGCAGCACTTGCGGCAGCGGCCACTCCCGAGAGACCCGGACAACGTACGGAGCGCGTGATTGCAGGCGCAACTGTCGGAGTAGAAGCAACTACGCCCGGACGCGGAGAGATTCGGGCCCTGGGCGAAGAGGCGGAGATCGCCACGTCCACGCTCTTAGACTTCTACGACACCCAGCTTTTGGCAACTGACGCCTTTGCCGAGATGCAGGATATCGGTACCCAGGCGTTTGCCTCTATCGGGGATGCAGTCGGTCAGGCATACCTCACCATGACGACGCAGCACAAGAAGTTCACGGAGGCATTCCTGGCCGGGATGCAGCAGCTCGTAAACCAGATGATCTCACTCCTCATAGCCCTCATCGCCAAGCTCGCAATCGCAGCAGCTCTCATGCAGATAACCGGCATAGACTGGGGCAAGTCACTCGCCCTCGTTGGGCTTCCGGGTTTCGGCAAGCAAACGGGCGGCCTCCATCTCGGCGCGGGCGGTAAGGACGGCATCATAACACGGGTGTCGCGGGGCGAGCTCACACTATCGGAGCCTATGACTCGCGAGTTCAAGCGTTACTTCGGCTCGACGCGATCACCGGTTGCGGCCGGCGCAGGTTCGGGCCGTGAAATACATTTACATTTTGAGGGCTACATGATCGACCGCAAATCACTTGAGGACGCACTTGACCACGGCGAGCTTGGAGATAAGATTCGGGCCGCCGTCACGGAATACTGATATGGCGATAGGCGAGAATAGTTGGTTTAAGATCTACTGGGAGGATGCGACGCCTGATGCAACGTCCGTCATAGCTAATAACGAGGCCACCGGTTATGAAGATACTTACCTCGGCCCCTACGATATAGACCGGCGCACTTTGTGGAAACAGGGCGCGACGGGGGCCGCCGTTGTCACGGCATACTGGGCTACGGCGCAACAGGTGCTCGCGCTGGGCATCCTCAATCACAATCTGACGGAGGTTGGAAGCTACATCCTCTATGCCAGGTATAGCGATAACGGCAGCTCGTGGACCGCATGGCGCCAGCCGTCCCTCGGTGCCCTCGAAGCCCATGACTGGATTCTGGGAGTCAATCTCGAGACCCATCCGGACCCGCACAAATGGTGGCAGATATACATCACGGGCTCGGACGCGCCCATAACGATAGGCCGGCTGTTCTGGGCCACCGCCGGGTATGACTTCAGTGATGCCGTGAAGTTGCCTATCATGGGGAGCGGCCTTGGAGTGTATACGCCGACCGATGTACAGAAGGCTGCAAGCGGGATCTCATACCGAACGCGGGTTGGGGAGCGCCTCAAAAAATTGGAATGGATTTTCGATGAGCAAATGGAGAGCTGGGAAGTCGATGCACTCGATGGGCTGCATACATACGCCGAGGGGCAGGCAAAGAGCTTCCTTGTGATGGATCCGGAGTATGCGACCATAGCCGGCCACAGCGGGCGGTGTTTCGAGATGTGCTTTACCGATGGCGAGATATGGCGCAGGTGGGCCGCAGGGCAAAGCTCATTCACGCTTAGGATGGAGGAGTTCCGGTAGTGGCCTTTAGCGAAGCGGCGCGTAGACAGACGACCCGTAAGGCGTTTGGATTCCGGATCGCTCTTGCGGCACAAGGCTCGTATCCGGCCTTCACGGTTTGCGTTGCGACCCAGGATGTAACGAGTGACGATAGCGGGGATGTGTTCTACGGTCTGGTCGCGGCACATTCCGACATCCGATACTCGATCGAGTTCGGCCAGCCGATTGTGAAAGCCGCAAAGGTCAAGATAGACATTTTCAACCGGGCGCTTCAGGGGATGCCTTATATCTATGACGAGCCGAAGATCTCGGAGCTCCTGCAGGTGTATGACTGGGCCGGTGCCCCGTTTGAAGTGGTGCTCCTGTGTGAAGAGGTAAACGGTACGGTATATGAGCGCTGTATCTATGAAGGCCACATCTACGCCGAGCCGGAGCTTGATGCGACGGCGGGCGTGCTCCCTGTCGAGGCATGGAACCTCCAGCCGCTCCAGACCAACATCGGCACCACGGTGAAGCTGGCTGATCATGCGAACGCGCCGCAGCAACATGTCGGCTACATGAAACCGATAGTCTACGGCGATTGCTACGTGGACGATGATGCGGGGTTTTCTGATGCGGACCAACTCGCGCTTGAGAAGATGGGGCTTATAGATCTCGGTCGGCTGGTACCAACGGTATGTATTGACAAAAACGGCGAAAGCGATACCGACGACGTTGTCTTCCAGATCGCAGATCATGAGGCGAAGACTCTGGGCGATGACAATGCCTATCTCTCGGGGCTATACTTTCTCAGTGATGAGGCGGAGCGCCCGTGCCCGTTCGATAGCCCGACGTACGATAACGATTCTACGGATGGAGCGCGCGGGAAGCTCACGACGTTCCATGCCTTTTACCTGGCACTCGCGCCACAGAGCATACATGCACTCAATACCGCGACCAATCCGATGTATGCGACAGATGGCGACATGGAAACCTACGCCGACATCACCGGGTATGTCAACACGGTCTGGCGGATGCAGCTCAGCCGCCCGCCCGATGTTGGCTATATCGGAACGGTGACGGTCTATGCCCTGATTGATTATGACCTTACCTATACACCTGCTACGATCCGGATCAGGCTTGTCGATGCGAGCAGCGGAAGCGCGATCGGCGCGACTACCACGATTACGGGCGGGACTGGCAGCTATGAGATTCAAACGGCGGTGGCCTATACGGATGCCCAATCAGCAGCCGAGATAGTGAGCGACCCCGCGATAGACATATCGTTTACGTCCGGCTCGAGCTCCGACTGGATGAAGATCCGGGAGGTCCGGCTGGTTTGCCAGGTATACCCGCGAGCACTCCCGCCGAAGCTGACATCGAAAACCCCTCGACGGAAGTCGCTCTGGCAGCCGCGTGCTGCGGGACCGGGGCGGACCGTATATATCCCTAAGTTTGAGGAGTATCTTGATCTGGACGATGCGACCGTGAAAATCTATGCCGCTGCCGAGGGGCGGATGGACTCGGATGCTATCTGGACCGGCACATCTACCTCGCTCCTCGATCTACCGGCACATATTGTCGGCGACCTCATGGAACACTTCGGCGGGATCGGGAGCTCCAATTTCGTGAACGGCGTTGCTCAGCACGGGGATTTCGACGATACCGGTGACGATCAAGATGGGGCCTACTTTCAGATGGCCTTCGCGCTTACGCAGCCGGCCAAGCTGCAGGAGATCATCGAGCGGATAAACGAACAGAGCTGCCAGACCTTGATACAGGTACATGCTGACTATGCTGCGCTCGGCACGCCCAAGTGGGGGATGGTCTGGTGGGGATCGGGGTACAGCACAAACTACTATGGCCGCCCACTGCATGCTGACTTTGTGAAGACCTGTAAGATCGGACGGACTGATGCTCGTGCCGTCAAGAATGAGATCAAGTGCCCGTACGAGTATTGTCATCATGAGGGAGCTTGCAGGCGTGAGGCATACGTTGACAAGGATGGGAGCGACGACGGCTACGGCGGCACGCTGAACCAGCCCGCCGACTTTACCGACTATGAAGACAGCTATGCCCGCTTCAACACGCTGACCCGAAGTCTCAAGCTCGACCTTATCAAACACCGACCGAGCGCGTGCAAGACGCGGAATCTCATTGGCGCGTTTCATGTGCTCCCCCGCGTCCGGCTGGAAATAGAATTTGCAGGTTGGGAATACATCGATCTCCAGGTCGGCATGACGGTCGATATCGACAACGACAGCTTTTTCGACAAGGGGTGGCGGTATCCCGGGCTCACCGGTACCGAAATCACAGGCGGGCTTGGTAAATGGGAAAACACATTCACGACCGACAAGAGATATTTCTGGGTCGAGGACGTTGTGATCGGCCTTAACTATATGAAAGTGATTCTCGTTGAAGGCAATTGGGTATGGACCTAAAACGGAGGTGTGGCATGAAACGGCTCATCGCTCGCAGCATTGTGTGGACCGTCCTGACGGCAATCTCGTGTGCAGGCCCGATGGTACTCCCGGCATTGGCACAATACCCGCATGGGATACCTAAGGGTCAGACGATACTAGAAAGTGTGGCACATTCGGACTCAGCGGGCACGGTCGCGGATGGTGCGGTAGACACTCCGGCAATCGTGACGACGGGGAATCTTGACCTGAGCATGGCCGGACTGCGCGTGTTTACCGATAGCCTGGTACTCTCTAGT